AATCATTAAATTAGTAGTGGTACTGAAGTGAGGACTTACACCTATTATCTTGTCACGTTCACAAGATGTTGTGCTATAACCTTTTTAGACCCTGTTATTACACAATCACTTCAATTGGTCACCCCGCGACCCTGCCTTAGGCCGAACTAGTGGGTTCTTTAGCCGACTGTTGCATCCAAGTCTTAAACTCAGTCTTCTCGTTCAGTCTGTCACGCTGCTTTCGCTTGCGCCTCGTCAACATTGTCTTCCGAGTCGATTAGAGAAGATTCTAATAACGGATTATTTATTATCCCGCTACCATCCAACGTAATCCAGTAACTATTCAACCATAATTGTTTTTTATTTGCGTTCATTTGTATAGAACGCCTTCCTGTAGATATGTGATTTGTTTTTATCTCGCCGTTATTTATTAAATCTCTGGCACATTCGCTCAGACTTCCATATCGTTTGAGTTCATTCCAATTTTCATCATATCTTATAACATATAGTTGATTTGAATGTTTTTGTCCAGACTCGTTTACTATTTGTGTTACAACGCATCTACGTATCCCTAATACAGCAGAAACTCGTTTTACACTTTTTTCTTTTTCGTAAGTAGATTCAACAAGCTGTCTAAGATCTTCAGTAATCTCATACTTTGATTCGTTTTTCTGTTGATTTCTACTTCCGTAAGTTGTTGTCTGACTATGACAATTAGGACAAAGAAATCTTAAGTTTTCTAATCGGTTATCGTTGTTTATCCCATTTATGTGGTCCAATTCTAAGCTTAGTGCTTTATTGTTCCAGTGTGTAATTCCACATATCGCACACTTATAAGGAATTAGATCGTTATTTAATATGTATCTTCTTAATACATTCCTCGCGTGCTTACTATTTGCGCACAGCAAATTTTCTGGATTTACTAATTTTTCAGTATCGGTCTTCAACGCAGACTTTCCTTTAAAGTCTTGAGTGGTTAGTTTTAACGCCTCCATTCGTCTACGTATTTGAGAAAATCCCCAAGAATTACCTTTTACTGTATAACCAAGTTTAAATAAAACTTCAGATATATTTATACTGTTTTTCACCAATTCAACAAACTGTTCGTCTGTTATCTCGTATATTTTGTTTGTCATATTTTTACATTCAATTAATCATCGAATTACTCTAAGAGCCACTTGTGTTTAGAGCATTTACACCACGGAGCAGGTCCCATACCGGGGAACGATCCCGGCTGTTTGATTTTCAGTGCCAACATATGAGACTCAATCAACATTTTAACATTTTATTATGAAACACGTGGAATTACAGGACCACGTAACCTGTATTGGGGCCTCTTTGTTATAGTCGGTATAGACTTTCAAGGCTGACCTCCGACTTTTGATTAAATATGTGGCTCTGGGAAGATTCGAACTTCCTACACGCCCGCCGGAACAACCGACATATCGCAGCGCCTGCCAGTATAACTTGACGGTTATACTCGTTTACTTCTTCTTACAGAAAGGCTTCTTAACCCAATTCCAAAGCTTCTTATACCAAGGAGTCTTGGGTTTCAGTATAGACTCAATAGCCTTAATGGCCTTCTGCACCTGCTTCTTATCCTTGATCTCAATAGCAGGATACATCTTCTGATACTGATCGCAGAACGAATCAATAGTATCAAGCGTGAGATGAGCACCGTATGCTACAACTGAGTTAATCTCTGCATCTGTCAGAGGGACACCAGCCTTAGCTTTAGCACGAGTGAACTCAAACTTTATATCCTCACATGACTCAATGTTAGTAAGATCTACAATAATAGTAGGCTTATTAATTTTCTTTGCTTTCATAATTCTATATTTTATTCTGATTAACAACTTTTACAACAATTCTCACAACAATCACAACAAGGATCTGATTTCTTTTCAGCCCACTTAAGATTCTGCTCTTGTTCCCAAACTTCATAGGCTTCAAGGTTTTCCTTCCACTGCTCGTTGTTTACAACGATTACTCTATTTGGGAATTGCTCTTCGTAGAATGTTACTACGATATCGCCAGCTTTAGCTTCAAGCTCTGCCTTGTATTCACCGCGCTCAAATACAATCTTAGTATCTTCTTTAACGAAGAATACATCGTCAATTGCACTGCGTGAACGATCAAAAGGCTTTGGATTGTTGTTTTCGTCCAGCATTATCCTGCCGGTTCTAGAAATGTAAAGTGTATTCATTTTGTATATTGTCTTGTCTTGTCTTCTTTAAATCTGCGCTTTAACTTAAACTTGAAAAGCTGATTGAATAGTATATCTCTAGTATCTTCATCATCTTTCATTTGATCTACTGCTTGCTGAAATGGATGTTTACATACAGCAGCAACTAAATCTCTATCTAAGTTAAGACGTTTGGAAACTTCTCTTATAACTTTATCCAGGTCAATCATTTTTCAACACCGAGAATGTCGTATTGTCTAAGCAACTTACTATCTTTAAGTAAATCAAATGAGAGTCCTGCAGCATCTCTAAATATGACAATATCGCCAATATTTATGGGGATGAATGTATTCTTAGAATCTTCCACTTCGTAATAAAGAGGGCGTTTCAAAACAACACCTCTACGATAATCAGAATTAACTTCTTTAACCTCTGTTTCAACATTGTCGAAGTCTTGTGCTTCAACGCCATTTGCATCTTTTACGGGTGTACCAGTTGAAACAGGTTTACTAAACTCTTTTTTAACTTTGACCGGATCCAGCGGCTTTACAAGAAAGAAATCCAAGAACTGATATTTTATCTGCTCGGATAAGCTCTCAGCAAGCGGCGACTGATCAATAATCTTATCTTCTTCCATGCTATTACTTTTTAAGTGATGCTAAGTGATCTAATACAGAGAGAATGTTATTCAGAACTGTAGCACGTTCAACTTTTAAGCACTCTGGCATACCTGCCATGTCTTCGTTGAGATTGGCCTTCTCGTCTGAATACTTCTGCGTAAGACGTGCGATCTCGTCGAATATGTTTGTGAAAGACTTCTTTCCGTCAGTCGTAACCTCTTCGAGATATCCGTCTGCAATAAGACCCTTTGCATAATCAGCAGAAATAGAAAAATTTGCGTTGTATGAAGAGCTGATCTCAGAGTTCTCATCATCTGTCTTATGGAACTCTTCAGAATGGTTTGCGATGTACATATTCTCATCAGCATTCCACTCGAAAGTATCACCTACTTCCATAACAAAAAAAGATTCAATTACACGTAATGTCTTTGCCATTTTGTTATTTTGTTTAATTAATTACGACCCCATAACGTAGATTTTAGTTCATTTGGTTGCAAAACGTGTAAAATTTTTTATAAAATTGCAACTTTTTTCTATTTTTTACGTTATATCAGTGCCTATAGGGGGAAAGAAGGGGGACTATAGGGGGTTATTAGAGGGTTATAAATACTGTTTTAACTCTTCTTAGTGTATATAATATATACTGGCCCTTTCTATTCTTTGCTACTTTCTTTCTTTCCCCAGTAAATAATTAGACATGAAGAAACAAAAGAAAGCCATAATTGATACTTACGAGACGTTATACGACATAGATATCGTAGTAGCTAATAGACAAGTAAGTCTAGATAAACTACGTAAGTTGTACACATATGGGGATGGAGTTATGTTGGATGATTTTATCGCAGACGGTCTCTCTACTACTGCTGTAGTTAAGCGTATTTCTGACAACAAAACCTGTATTTTGATCAAAGATAACAAGGATACTGATGTGAAATCCATAGATAAAAAGCTTGATCATATCAATACAATAGCCCATGAATCCTTACATGCTGTACTAGATATCTACGATATAATAAACCAAAAAATATGCACATGTAGTCCAGAACCAATGTGTTATTTGATCGGATATATAGCCGAATGTGTATATAAAACATTAACCAAAAAGTAATATGACACATGCAGAATTGAATGCTATACTATATTACGCAGACTTCTTAAGTTTAAAGCAAGAAAGTAAGCCTGTAACTGATAATTGCAAGTATTTCTTTGTACACGGAGCCCCTATAAATAGCGCATTTATAGTAGATTTAGAGCCTGAATACGATGAAAATAATCCATATTTAATCTAGGCTTATCAAGAGTATCAATAGCTTGAAGAGAAGTTCGACAAAGAAGGAGCATTGAGTTTTATTGATGATATTTGTAGCCTTAAAGCTTGTGGTTCTGTCAATGCTGAACAAATGCTTAAATGCATCCATTTCTATAGTACAAAACATGAGCGTAAAGAAGCTTTTGCAGCATACAGAAAATGGAGAAAAGAACAATTTTACACACACGAAACATTTGATGAAAATGGAAACCCCCAACAAACACCCTGTACAAGGTATGTCAAACACGCTGAAACGAGCCTTAAACGACAACAATTACTTAAGAGCAATGGAGAAGATAATTACAGCTTATAAAAATGCAATTAAGAATGGATTATACTGATAAAATGCACGAAATAGAACCGTATAACGACGATGAGAGACGTGTAAATGATGATAGTGACTATAACATTGATTAACCATGAGCAAATTTAGTAATTTATACGATATTGATGGTAATATTATAAACAAATCCCCACAGCATAGATTCACCCTTGATGAAACTGAAGAATTAGTTGATAAATTGACTAAGAAAGTTGAGGAAAACCCTGATAATCAGGTATATAGAGTATATTTAAACAACGCCCAAAAATGGCTTTTTAAGCTCTACAATGAGATGAGTAGGGAGGATTTGATGAAGCGTTTAGACTTGATTAAGAATAGCGTAGATGAAGCTAAAAATAACGCCACAGAAGCCGAGCAAAATATGTTAGAACAGATAAATAAAGCAGCAGAAGAGCTTAAAGAGGCCTATGATAACGAGTCCGATACTACCAATATAACAACCGAAGGAGTAGGAGAGCGAGAGTTGGATAGTGAGATGGAACAACCTTTGGCAGAGCATACATTGTCCCAAGAAGACATGCTTGTAGAAAGAGAATCTGACGTAAATATGGAGGAAGTAATAGAAGCATGATAGAATATATACTAATATTCTTTTCTGTAATAGCAGTGTTAGCTGGAGCAGCAGCGATAGCGGATTATATATATGATAAGATATATGATGAATTATGACACCAGACGAGATTAAATACTTTACCTTAGCAAGTATAATATCTGCAGAAAATGATAGATATACTGAAGATCAGAAGCAAGAGGTAATCTATAGATACGAGTTAGAAAAAGAACAAGCTCAGCCTGATTGGGAGTTTATATTAGAGCCTATAGGAGCTGATAATCGATTATTAGAGTTGTTTATATGATAGATGAAGTAATAGGGAAGTATATAGTCTTAGAGAATGATACTTCACATAAATTCCATAAAACTTTAAAAACCCCTGTAGTTAAGACAGATAATTGTAGGGAAGCAGTATGGACAGCTAATAAAAACCCAGACGCATTAACTCCGCAAAATGTATGTGGGGAGAGAGATTTTTACAAAGGAAAAGACGGTAAATGGCATAGTTTTGAATTATAATTATGGATAAAGAAGGACAGAATTTAATAGACTGCACGTTGTACAATCAACTCGCGCAAGGAGCTGTAAAATATGATAAAAACATCGTAGATCTTATGAAAGATAAGGTTATACTGGATGTTAAAGTGTATGAAGAAATGATTCGTCGAGATGCACGTTATTCATTATCTTATAACAAACTTCACGAAGAAATTCATGATGCGTTTGAACGCGAATATGAAAGTACAATAAGATCTTTACGAGATGAACTTCATAATTCTACTAGAGATTATTTAGAACTTGAAAGAAAGTATCGTAAGCTGAAAGAAGAAACTGAAGAATATCGTAAAACTAACTGGTGGAAACGTCATTTTGGAGAGTAATAGAATAATTTAAATTATGAACGAATTTTTTAGTTTATTAGACCACGATATGTTCGCTAGAATGTTTATTGTAGGCGAAGTGTGGATATCAGCATTAGCTGGATATGTAGTAGGATATTATAGTCATAAATACAGTAGTAAGAAATGAACGATACAGCTTTATCACAACAAGTAGGAGGATCTCACTATAAAGATATGGCTATACAGCCTGTAGAATTTATAGAAAGGAATAACTTAGGCTTCTGTGCAGGTAATGTAATCAAGTATATATGCAGGTATAAGAATAAAAACGGTATAGAAGATCTTAAGAAAGCGAGACATTATATAGATCTACTTATAGAGATAGAAACAGCTGGACAGAATAAATTAAACTAATATGAATATAATAATAGCATTAGTAGCAATGATAGCATGTGTAGTAGTACTTACTAAACCATGGGGATATACGGAAAGCAAGAACAAGAAGCATTAAAACGTTTTAAAGAAGCAGAGAGTACTTATAGAGAATGGTTACATAAACCAATACATGTAGGCAACGGTATATTAGATTAGATAAAACCTGCAGAACCTATTACACTTAAAGTAGAGGATTTGTATGAAATCTGGGATCCAATATATTGGGATATACTAGATACATTACTTGAAGATAGAGTTGATCTGCACGATAGGATAAAGAGATATAAAGAGTCCAGGGTAGCTTAATGCTGCTCTGGATTTTTTTTATTTTTTATTTTTTTTGTTGTATGAGTGTAGAAAGATGAAACACCCCAGGACTGCGTCCCCTACCCGATAGGAAAAGGAAACCACCCCCACCCAATCAATCTATCTGTTACTAAACAGCAATCAAAACACTTATGAGTTATGGAGAAGAAAGAAGTTAAGAGAATGCGAGTGTGGTACATGTACTTCTATCGCAACGGTAAGCGTGAACGTAGTCCAGAATATCCAAGTCTTACGGCTTTTGTAGAGGCTTGTGGCAAGTGGTGTGATAATCATCCAGATGACTATCAGCTGTGCAGCAGAATAGTAATTACTGTGGAGTAATCCACAGTATGTTGCTGTTTGATGCGCTCCTCACAAACACTCTTTCTGATAGTAAACACGTATAATTTAATCAATAAATGCATATGAAAAAGTTTATAGTATTGCAGAAGATTGGCTCATTCCCAGCCACAGTTGTTCGAGAGTTTGATGATGAGGAGTCTGCACTCAAGTTTGCAGGTCTTATGTCACAGAGTGAGGAAAACAAGTATATTACATACTACATTGCTAGTAATGTAGTGCAAGTACCATTCTAATTAGTGGGTTGTGTTGAGCGGTAAATCCGCTCACGCACCCAATCCCACCACACAAACACTCTAACTCCTACAAAACACAAGGAAAAAAGAATCAACTGCAAACTGCAAAGCGGTTATATGCGTGTATGCATCGATGACAGGACGATGTCTACGGTCCTCAGACAAAGCGAACCATCGCAGTTGATTCTTTACTCTTAATAAATAGCCTAAAGTGTTAAATCAAATAAAGTTCCACATTTAAAATTGTACAATTATGGATTTTACAGTAACAGCAGTAAAAGCCCTGACAGTTCAGAAGCAGGGTCAGAACTTCGGAAAGAAGTATGTTGAGTGCACAGTACGTGACACTCAGGGTAATGAACGCGTAGTCCCAGTGTTTGACGCTGAGGCAAACAAGTATCTCAAATATATTGGGATAGCCAACGGTGGCACATCGCAGACTGGTGATGTCGCTATTCCAGAAGCAGACGCTAAATGGTCATACGCATTCGACCAGGAGTTCGTATTCCCTGAGCCTATGGTACGTGTAGACGGCGTGACAGGTCAGCCGCTTCTCAACAAGTTCAACCAGATGTATGTACGCACATCGGTACGTGTTCTCACACGTTATGTGTACGATGAGCAGTTGCAACTTCTCAATCCTGGTGGTTCTCCATTATCTCCGCTTCGTGGCTGGGATTTGTCAACCAGAGGTACATCTGTAATGAACTCGTTCTATCTTCCTAAGCGTATGTTTGAGGCACAAGGCTCAGCATCACAGCAAGTTGATGACAACGGGGTAGCCTAACCATTAGAGGGCGTGCACGTAAGTGTACGCTCTCACTCTCTTTGAATACACAACAATCATCAAGATATGGAAAATCAAAAATTAATCCAATCGGCTCTTGAAACCATACTGGGTATGGTATTGGGTGCAACTCTGCTATGTTTAATCTATTCAATGCCTTAGCCTATGACATACGCAAAGAATAGCATTAATATAGCAGGTAAAGAGTATGTACGTGAGGTAACCAGGTGGCCTGGGCATACTTATGTAAATAATATCCCTGTTTATAAGGGATAACTAAACAGACTCTACACGCTGTAAAGATGTAGCCCTCTTATGTTTGAAACATCTAAACAAATGACATATGAAACATTTTTAAAACTAGATGAGTCTATAAGAAAATATATAATAACACACAATAGTATTATGTGTTCGCCAACAAAAATAAAAACATATTTTCTTAAGACAATTAAGTATGAATCAGCACAAAATATAACAATGCACTATCGTCTTTATCTGAAAAATAGGTATTCACTAAACAAATTAGTGTTAATGATTATTCTATACAGATATGGAGAAGATGAATTGTTTGAAAACAGTGTTGGTGAAAAACAAAGGGTTAATGATATGAAAAACGTAAGACGACCAATATTAAAATATCAAATACCAGCCCTTGAGAGTTTCCTCAAGAAATATTAAATATAGATTCCACACGCTATACACAAAAGATGTGGCCCCTGTTTGAATATCAAGTTTAAAACTATAATATTATGTGCAGAAAAAGATTTGACAGAAACTCTGTCGCATCATCAGATGGTCAACACATTCGTGTGTCACATGACCGTAGAGCTAACACCACAGGCAGAACGCCATATCTATTCTGTGGTGACCCTGTAATCATTACGGATAATAATGTATTCCGTAACGGTAATTGGATTGGAAACCTATTTATAGATGACCATGGACAAAAATATGTTCTTGGCCCACATAATAAAGGGTATATAGAAACTATTCTATCTTCATTATAGGTTAATTATTATTCATAGAATACACTGGTTCGTGAGAATAGGTGTATTTGAAATATAAACTGTCGCATCCTTAGATGCCTGATGAGTCTCGGAAGATTAAGACGAAACAGTTTATACAAGCCAACGAAGGACGGTAGCCAGCCCGAAGAGAGAATTGTAGCAACGTTAGTCATGTGGGTAGCTCAGCAGCATGACGTTAAACGAACACTGAGAAAGTCGCACGAGGGATAATAGGCCCGGTGTTTGCAAGTTGACTGAATAACCAAAATCTATTAAGTTGTGGGTAAGATAAACTGAAACCTTCAAACAAAATCCTGTGCTTTTGACAAGCACTTACTGTCTCAGTTTACCTAAAAACAGAGGCTGTAGAGTACGCAAATCGTAATTGCGGTGAATGCTCCAAATCAAAATGAACATCATTGTATCGTGTGATTCACAGCACGGATAGTATTTAATACTTTAGTCGACAGAGTGTTGAATATAACAATGCACCACAGCGGGTGTAACGCTCATGTGCCCTTAGGAAAGGCACAGCTGTGTATTGTACTATGCACAGTTATCTTTTAATCAGGCGGGGGATTGAATGTTGATATATAGCAACCTTTTCCCCGCTTTTCTATCGACACCAATTTACAAACCACATAATCATAAGCAAAATTCACGACCTTGTATTTGTTTTAGGTTGTAGAGCCGCAGTTCGTGAGAATGTACGGCTCTTTTAATATGATTTTTGGAATCGGTTATTATATCCAAGGGAGAGTAAGCCTATGAATCCTTCATGCATTTACGTAAAATTTCTAAATAGTCTGTTATTCGAAAAGCAAAAGGTTACAGCGGTAACTAGCTCTCCCTTTTCCGTTGATTATTCATCTTTAAACTAGTGTATATATGGATAATTACTTTCCGGAAGCAGAACCAATTGACATGCAAATGTCGCCGACACTTGAACTCGTGTGTCCAATCAATAGGTGCACCAGTCTCACAACAACCGACAATGCATAGTTAAGGTTCACAGGGGCACTGTACATGGTGTGCGCGTGCCCCTTTTAATTGACAATTAGAGTTAATTAACAATATTATTAATGATCAAAACATTTAAAAATGGCAAAGAAAATCAATTTCTTAACTGTAGATGAAACTAAACGTGCATCTGCAGCATTACGTGATTTCCACATCGAACACGTAGTAGTGCAATACCCTAAATGGGTATATGAACATGGTGACGCAAGAACACCAAAACAAGATGAGATTACATCCTATTATCTGGTTGTGCTCAATCGTCTTCTCAATGATGCAAAGGCAGCATTTAATGAGGCCAAGCTTACTCCGCGAAAGATTCGTAACGTAAGACATTACGAAAACATTTGTAAGAATCATAATCATTTTAAAGTATGAAACTACTTGACAAAGAGAAAGAGATTCTCAAACTGAACGCAGTAACGTTCGTATTCGTATTATTTCTTGGTATTATTATCTTTCTTGCTGCTATGCTTACTGGTTGTTCCAGTCAATCCGCAGGTGCTCACACAGTTGAAGGAGAAGAAGCAGAAATCTTCATGTTGAGATGCAAGGTTGCCAATCAGGCAGAAATCATCAAAGCATATGAAGACGTACTCCACGAAGTATGGTTGGATAAGCCTGCTTATGTTGAAGATGCGTTAGCAGAAGGTGATGCGTTTATTCACTTAGACGAGATTATGGGAGAAAACAATGTGTTTAAATTCCGTAATAAGCAAGATAGTATTCGGTACATGCATAACTGGTATGGAGGAGAATTATCATGGTAGATATCAAATCAAACGAAGAAAAAGATTCGCCTAAACTTCCAGATTTTGACGAGTCTAATGGTTCACCAATAATAATCATTGAACATGATAAAAGATAGTTTAGTCACAAAGACACAAGCCTTGGCTTTTAAAGAGCTTGGATTTGTTGAGTCAACTGGAGGATATCTTTGGGAAGATGCCACCCATATATCTTTTGGGTATCCAGAAAATAGTAATAGGATTATAAATTGTGTATCTGTTCCTACTGTGGATGAAGCCATTGATTGGTTACGTCGTAAGTACAACATCGTAATTTACAACAAGGTAGAACCTTTTGTAGATCCTACAGACGATAGTCATAAGACTATATTGTTCAAATTTGGAGTAAAGAGATGTGATATTAATCATCTTGGTTGGAATGGACGTATTGATCTTGGTACAACGCGTTTGTCTACAAATGTGTACTCCCTGAAGCGTGAAGCTATTAGTATTGCATTAAAGTACATTAAAAGTCAGAAATCATGAATACGCAAGAAGCAGTTGTAGTAAGCATATTTTTCATATGTTCTACTATAGTCATGTGTTGTATTATATACAACAAAAAATCTGTAAAATCGTTACACGAATTAGAACAAAAAATCTCCTATTTAGATGCAGATATAGTAAACCTTAGAATTTCCTTTCGTGATATAAAATCTGCATTGGAAAAAATGTACAAAACAATATGTGGAAACCAGGACAGCTAGTGACGATTAATGGTAAAGTGTATCGTGTATGCTATGGAAAAAGAATTATCGTTTGTCACAAATGTGCATTTGAAAAAGAATCACTTGTAAAATGCACGTTACTGCGCAAATGCGCGTTACTGTGTAATAAAATCGAGAAAAAATACATAATGCGTTCTTACTTTAAACAAGTATACCCTAAGACCTAGAAGGGTAAAGTTCTAGGCGTGTATTAAATCAATTAATATGCTAAAAGGAAAAGTATTGAATCAACAGAATCCCCCTCGTCCTAAAAAAGCGAGGGTGGATTCGAACGGCAATGATCGTAGACGATTATTTGCCAAGAGTGGCAATGCCACATTATGCATCGCAAGTGGTTTAACCAAAAACGCATGCGAAGTGCTAGAGGCTCATATTATGGGAGGTGTTGAGAACTTAGGTGGTAAATCTGAGTGCTCATTTATAATAGCTATGTAATATGATTGTACGCAGAATATTAAAATGCGGTGCTGAAGTTGGCAGATGCATTGAAATTACCAAAAAGACTGCAAAAGGTTATCATGGTAAAACGTTGCGTAGTTCTGAAGAATTCTTTATTGCTGAAACATTAGACAATTTTAAAGAAGTTGAAGTTGTTACTATAAGTGTAGGCAAAGTAGAATTTGAAGCTCTCAAGTACGCTATACATGTACATCACGAACTAACTCCTCAATGGGAGAGAGTACTTGAAAAGAGACCAGAAATAATAAAAATATGGAATCTCAAGGGTGTTGTATATTTATGGCCATCTGTAATAAAGAGACGTGTCTTTGGACGCATCCCTAATGTATACATAGAAATTAAAAGCCGAGAGTATGAACCAAAATAGTATGATGGCAAGAGAAAAGATTCCACCAGGTTTCTGGATTGGAGTTGTAGTCTTACTGGTTATCTTGCTAATAAGGAATTGCATGGGAGGTGTTAGCCCATGAAACATCGTAAACCTGGTCAAATAGCCAAAATTGACGGGAAAATGCTTAGGTGCAAAAAGAGAGAATTTGGATGTGAAGGATGCGTACTCAACGACATGTTATTATGTCCTTGTGTTCTTTCAAATCATCCAGATCCGCCTAATTGTATAGATGATGGCATAATATTTATTAATGTATGATGATTTGCTATATCGTTTTAGAAGCTGTGGTTCGTGAGAATAGCAGCTTCATTATATTAATGCATAGAAAACGCCGAATGCCAGGAAACCTCAAGCCCTGGGACATCTTAAAGTACTCGTCTCACAAAAGACGTCGGAAATATTATGGAGATTGAGAGGGTGCAATTGCAACGATTGTGGAGACACTGGATTTGCTCAGATAGTCAGTGTTAAAAGAGGAATCTGAGAATGGACGCGTACTCAACTTTGCAATCAACCTAGTACCAAGGTTAATTGGTATTTGGACATATGTATACCTGTCCAACTAAGCAGAAACTTAGCACAAAAGTGCGGATCTGAAACGAAGCTTAGACTCAGTGGGTCAAACTGAGTATCCCACAGTACGTAGCACAATGTCGTTGATACACGACAGGTATCATTGGAAATGCTAGACGTAGGTGCGAAACCAGCTGTGGGAACACATTGTTGTGATGACATAAGATGTAATATTTTAATTTTACCAATGTTACCAATTTTCTATTTAGGTAAGATTTTTGAATCTTAAATGAAGCCAGATAATGCTACATTGTGAAATATAGTATTATTGAAACAACACTCTGTTGCGAAACCCAGTGTTGATTTTTATCACAACTACACCATTGGTTTGGTGACTGTACCGGAAGATTGAGATCGAAATCAGGGAAAATTAGGCACGAACCCTAGGCAAATCTCATGAGAACAGTCACATTTTATATTGAATTTAATTTATAATCAATATGAAAACAAAGAATAAAGTAGAACGTTACATCGAGACCTATTGTAAGAAATTAATCACTAATACAGTTTATTCTGCACGTTCGACATACTACCATTTCGGACATCGTATTATACGAGTATCTGATCATGTAGCATTAAAGAGCGATGGTGATTTGTCAATTATACTAGATTCTCATGACGATGAGCATTTCATCGTACATGCTGTACACAGTGGTGAATTATCTGTGGTTAACTACAAAGAACTAAAGGAAATAATTAGAGTATTCAGATTACTTCCCGCAGTTGTATATGTAGCAAATGTACCAGAGAAACCAAAAGTAGTAGAACAATCACAGAAATCTGATCCTCCTATGGTTTTATCTTGTAAACCAACATTAACTGGTGGTAAATTAAGAACAATAAAAACTAACAAAAACTGTAAAGTAAAAGAGGTAAGAGTTCTCGAAGAGAAATGTTTTATACTTGGAGTTTCTATAGACGTATTATCAAAAAAGTTTGTAGAACATGTAGCCACTAATATAGCAAAACATCTGTAACGTAAAATGTCCGAGGTTAAGGGGCACGTTTTCGCACGTGTGAGGTTGGAAGATGTAAAGCTTGCAAACATCTGGTAGGACATTTTTAACTCGAAATTAATTTTTAAACATAATCAATATGAGAACAGTATTTTCACAACTTGAAGTATGGGTAAGTAAAGAAAAAATATCCATGACGTCTTCTAAAAAGCCTCCCATAATAAGAATCTCAAAAGATTCTATTGTTATCAGTCCAGAAAAATATGTTTGTGCAATAGTAAATTCATTTGATCCGTCAGATGAATTATCTGAAAAAGATAAAAGAGTAATGGAATATCTGGATGCAAACAATTTGGAAGTATTTGACATATGTATGGTAGGCGCTACAATTAGAAGTATCGTAAAACCAAAAGATATTCCGTTAGAAGAATATCTAAAATAGTTTGAATCTTTTTGGGTTTATTATCATATTTTATTAACTTCTTAAACATTTATCAAAAATGAAAGAATTTTGGAAAATCGCGTTCATTGCAATTATTACAATTGCATTGAGTGTGTTGGCTACACTAGCCATCATTAAGTGGGAGGGACATCGTTTCTTACCCCAAAACTATGATTCGTCTGTACAAGTAACTCAGGCGGATATTAACAACCCCGTTATTATGTCTATTGCTGATGCTCTCGAACTTCAGCAAAAAATGAATGCAGAACGGGAAATCGACTCATTGTTCCTAGCAATGGGAAAGACTGACATGTATAATGTTATTGGTGTACTACAAAACAAAGGTGCCACAAATATTATGAAAGTCGACATTGTAAATGAGTTCAAAGCTGGTCGAGCGGTATATGAAAATCTACCGGCTCCGGATGCAAAATCAGACAAAGCACAAGAAACAACTTCTACCCCAATAGCAACTGTATCGCTAGAGAAGGAAGGCACGACAACGGTGACGGAGGCGCCGCCAACCAGGGTAGACAACAGTGCTGACACAGTGATCAACGGCAAAAAGTACAAAAAAGTAGAGTAGTATGAAATGCGCCGTTATTATTGTGTATGATGGAAATATACCATCAGCACTAGCACAGAAAGCTGCTGCTGCAGCTATTGCAGAGTATGGTTATATACACGACACCGAAAGTGTATCAGTGTACACAATGGATGAAGCTAGTATTCTAGCAGCACTCATTAACCGCACGATACCTGCTCAGCAACCGGAACAGTCGCTAGATGAGGAATCATCAGTAGAAGTGATATTCGAAATTGCAAAAGATTCTCTTGTAAATAAGAATCTTAGCGAGTTTGGCACAATATTGTTGAATGCACTTATCGAGAAAAGTAATACAAACGTCGTTAACGCAGTAGAAATACTGTCTAAAGAAGGTGCTGAAAACCGCGTATCTACAAAGGTGCGTAGACAGTATTACATGACTCCGCAAGTGTTTGAAACCATTAAGTTAATTCACAATATATGTCAAAGACGACACATTGTGTTCCGGTAAATCGTGTGAAAGCACGTCATGCTAACGCAATTCCTTACAAGAGAGAGCGTTGGGATGCAAAAAGAGAATTAGCAAATGCGCAATATGAAGTGCGCAAGTAATTAACAATTAAAATCATAAATCAATTATGGCAAAAGACAACAAGAAGACCATCTCATTGATGGATGTGAACGAGGACAATTTCAGTGATTCACTGAAGAGTGTTAACACCTTTGGCGATGACATCGTCAAGGCTGCTGCTGAGAAAGAAGAGGCCGATAACAAGGAGCGCAAGATCCGCGAATACAATGGTATCAAGGATAAGGCTGTATACCTGAACCTTTCTCTTGTTGCTCGTGCAAAGTATTCCAAGAAGACCAACGAGATCCTGGCTGAAGCTCGCAACCAGTCAAAGGCTCTGCTTGAGCGCGTCACCAAAGGTGAGCTCAGTGCAAATGAGTATGACGAGGAGCTGAAGAAAGTGATCGATGATCAGGTGAAGGAAGTTGAGAAGGCTGGCAAGGTGCTGCGTAAGGACCTTGAGGAGCTGCGTAACGCCTTCCCGAATCACTGGAGCTATTCTTGGGACAATCCGTTCCAGCGCTTGAACCGCGCTATCGAGAACAACAAGTAAATCCTGCAATAGGCGAGAGCCTTGAGCCAGTACCTATTTCATAGTCTAGATATGTTAAGATCGGAGGCATAGCCATGAGATGATCACTAGACTGCAATAGGACTGAATTAACAGTCCCGGCAAGAGCCTGAGTATGCTTAAGATACTGACTATATGAAGTGTGTTAGTAGTTATTTGTTTATTGCATAGCCTTGAGCACGCAATGTCATACATTTAACTACTAACACTATATGGATTATAGAAAAGCCTTAAGATGTTACGGGAGCCAGTTCGGCAGGTGAGCAGCGAACCAACGCTGTTAAAATATATTGGTCCATTGATCAAATCACTATCGTATTGAGCCTTGAGCCTGTGCAACTAGAAGAAATTCTCATGGGGTTGAGATATAGACACTGTACGATATATCAAAAATGTGAACTATAAACTATGTGTGAGCCTTGAGCCAGAGCATAGTCAATGTAGGAAAATTTAAGTGTCGAAAATAAGGCAATCTGAGACGTCTATTGTACGGAGAGGAGTAATTAACCACGAAGCACAAGAAAACGCGTCAGAGAGCCTGAAAATAGCCTTAAATCGAACGTTTCGGCTGATCCCCGATATGTTCAACTAATGTACACGAACGTTTATCATTAACTCTGTTATTGATTCAAAATGTCATCTTGTTTGTGTACAACAAAGAAATCTTAGCGTGTGTGAGGTACGTTGTTCGGACGGGGGTTCGACTCCCCCCAGGTCCACTTAGTAGATTGCGCAATCACTAATGTGGAAGGTTTTACGTGGTGTACCTCGTAGCACATAAAAAACAAAACACCCATAATGGGCTTGATTGGTTTTAGACGGGCAACTGAAGTAAACACATTAAGCGCTTTGATATAAAAATTAAACGGCAAGTATAATCTTGTTGACTATACGGACCTCCAGGAGGCCGCGTAAAGTCGGTGTGCAGGCTACCTAAGTGCCTGCAATTTGGGCTTGTATAGGCTCTGACTCATAATCAGTTGAAACCTTAAACGGTTACATGCGGGTTCAAGCCCCGCCGAGCCCACAGCATAAAAGCCGCGAACCAATCTACCAATTTAGGTATGGAATGGATCATGGTGTAATGGTAACACTACAGGTTTTGGTTCTGTCATTCGGGGTTCGAATCCTCGTGGTCCAACAATATGTTAAATCAAACAGGATATCGACAGATGCTTAGGGACAGAGTCCCGAAGTTTGTCAGCTTTGCACTTAAGTGGTGTAAAGCCAAGGAAGCATGGCTAGACCATGTCTATAAGAACTTTATCTGGATATATGTTAGTAAGAAAGAACGGCTTGCGGAGACGAGACGCGTTCTTGGTATTACTGATTTAAAAAAGAAAAAGTTCATATTTGAGGATACTATTGATTGGGATAATCTCGATCGAGAAGAGACAGCTTATTGGAAAAATGTAGCATCTTGGGTATCCTGGTTCACTAAAACCGTCCCCTTAATTGAGGATGAGTATAAAATCTCTAAGTTGAAAACTGACGACATAGTCGATTTAAAGCGTATTATTATGCTTAATTGGCTGAGTGAGTATTTTCCAACTAAGGAAGATGACGCAAAAACGCGTAAGAAGAAAAACAAGTTCATAAATGAATTAGTTGATTATCTTATCGATTGTTTTGAAAACCGTATTAAATAAAATATGAGCGTATTTTCCAATTATTTGAGCCCGTATATTGAAGCGGGTATTTTGCAAGACGTGGATCAAACAAAGCCTAGTAATGTGTACGCTCAGCTGAGTATCGCATACAATCAAGGCTCAGTTGGTGTTCAAAACACTACAAGACTGTTTGTTCCGCACTACGATGGACAGGATTTAGATGAGTATGATGAGCAGCTTTTGTATACTATCTGGTCAAACAAACATTTACAAGACTTGATACACTGGTTTAACTCAAAAGTTATTCCAGAGTTCACTGATATATCTTATCAGACTATAAACGTCAGAGTAAGGATATTTGTTAGTAAACTAAACAAACTTGTAAATGATGGACTGGTAGATAAAGAGACTGCAATTCGATTACATCTGAATCTTGTTGACACAATTCAGGAAGAGCATAACGCCCTCGTTAATGAGGATTTGCCCTTCTAGGGCTGTCCCACCCATCCCAGGTATTTATACGCTGCATATGGGTACATAAAAGAGGTAGTCTTTGATGACAACAGCCCACAACCAGACAATATTGTATAAAACGGACAGTGTATGCAGACACGATTTATATATGAGTCTGGCCGCTTATAAACAGCACCATCTGTTACAGGAGTGACACCTTAATAACTGGTTTAATTTTGTTTGATATGAAAGCTAATACTCCACGCATAACGCAAGAGGAAATAGCTCTTATCAAAAGTGCTCAAGCAGGTAATATATCTGCTTATAATAAACTTTATCATCTATATAGTGGATTTACTACAAATCTATTATATCAGTTCATCAAAGATTATGATGAAGCTAGAGATATAAATAATCTAGTATGGCTTAAAGTTTATAATAAACTCTCGAAATTCACAGACTATTCATCTTTTGGTGGATGGTTGAGAATATTGACTAATCGAACAGCTGTAGATTATCTACGTAAACTAAAACCTTCAATATGTATTCCTGATGACTTGAGTTGTAATCAAGATCAGAATATAAGTGATGATGAATCACCCGCCGATTTAGTATCCTATAATCAGGTATTGGATGTTATTAGACAGTTTCCAGAAGACATTCGTAGGATCTTCGAACTGCATTACATAGACCATCTTAGCGTAAGTGAGATTAGTGAAGTAACTAAGATTCCTACAGGTACGATTAAATCGCATCTTAGTAGGAAACGTAAACTAATTAAAAAACTCTTAAAATTATGATGACTTTATTGGCTTTTATCTCCATTATTGGTGTCATCACCGCCATTGCACGTTACAATGAAAGTGATAAGCTGTTTTGGAGCCTGCTCGTATCCTTTATAGGTGCGTACGCAGCAGTCAACGTCGCAGTTAATCTGCTTGACGATGACAAGAAAGATGATAAGGTTGTTATGATTGAAAAGTCCCCCATGCAGGTGCAGGAGAGTATGCCACTCCTTTGTGGAGTTTTGGCAGACATATCTCTTTCTGCAACCACGCGGGAGAAATCCCCAAAGCCTGCAGGTAAGGATATGCTTTTCAATCAGGACAATGTTATCATGAGTGAAGTCCATCGCAAGGCGCGTGGACAACCACAGTGGTGTATGTATTTTAGTGATAGCTGACTGATGTCATATTATCCGAAAACAATACCCAAAAAGATTGACTTAGAACGAGCCTAGTCAGCTCACAGTATTAACAATTAGACATTTATCAAAAATGGCAGATAAGAAAAACAAAAAGCCTGCAGTAGAGGCTCCAGTAGTAGACAAGCCTGCTGCAGAAGAGGCAACCGAGAAGAAGATACCTGCAAAGGTGCAGATGCCTAATACCGGTATGCCTAGTGGCTTATCACAGGACGCCAAAGTACAGTATGCAGCTGTACTCCAGCATCGTAAAGACGAAATGCTGAAGGGCGGAGGTGAGAATGCCAATAAGTATGTAGCACTCACACTGCTTGAGGATGCCACAATCCTCGACATTGCAGTAACTGAGGCAGTAGTTCGTAAGAATCCAATGGGTCTTATCTTCTCTACTAATGAGAAGAACTGGATGATGCTCCAAGAACTTGGAAAAGAGATGGGTGTAACCATCCCTGAGTTCAAGAGTCTTCCAAAGCCTACAAAGGAACAGCTTAAAGCAGCTGGCCTTGAGGCAGCACCAGGACAGGTTGTCCTGAAGATCGAAGACAAGAACGTTTCTAAGGAAGCAAAGGACAAGAAAAAGGCAGAAGCTGATGCTAATGCAGAAGCTGAAACCGGCAAAAAGGAGTATCTGACGGACCACACTAAGATTGAGACGGATGAGCAGCTTAAGGAAGCGCTTGGGTTTCAGTTGGTTAACAACAAAATCGCTAGCCCGCTTGATCGTATTATCACAGCAGCTCAGTTCTACCGTTCCTATCGTGAGGCTCTCGCCGAGAAGTCAGACGATCCGCAGACTGAACTTGCTAAGGTGCACGAGCTCACTCTCTCTGATCTCCTTCAGGAGATTAGCACTATGGTGCCCCCCTCCTTCACCGCTGAAGGATTCGGCCGCTTACTCTGCAAGCGCATTGCCGATACTAAGAGCGTGGTACCAGCCTTCGAGATGCTCAAGCGCTGTGGTAAAAAGCGCAACGATAAGGAGTTTAAGTTCTCTGATGAAGAGATTGCAGCTCTGGTTCGTGTTCTCGTGGTTTGGAAGGCTTCTGCGGCTATAGCAGAGCTTGGTTCAAACATCAAGCGCTTGTCTAAAGACGCTAAGAAGAATGCCGCTGCTATCGATAAGGCTAATGCCGACATCAAGGTAGAGCAGGAGCTGATGACCTATGTCACAAATCCATCTTTCGATCTCGCAGACAATTTCATTGCTGCTTATAACAATAAGGAGAATGAGATGCACAACTCTGCTGTTGAGGTTTATAAGAGCATCGTTGAAACTTATTATAAGGACGTCGATGTTCCTGAGTTGGAGTTTGAGACGATGTTATTGAATGTTCAGCAGCATGTAGGTATCGACATCAACCTCTTCAACGAGGATATGTTGAAGCGCGATGAGTTTGATGAGAAGAATCTCATTGTGTTCAAAGCTGAGAAGCCTGCTGAGAAATCTGAAGGTGAGTCAAAAAACGCATAACGGCTGCTAAGGAGACTGTTAGAAACTTAGTAAGCCGAATGCGAGATTATATTTTCGCATAATCTAACAATCAATGTTATGAAGCGTTTTACTACCATCTTGTGCTGCGTTATGTTAATGATTGCAGGTGCAGGTCTTGCTATCAGCAACCTAAAATCATTGCCACAAAACACAATCGCAGCTGCTACGCCCTATTATCGTCCGACTCCGGTGATAGTAGGTAATACTTTACCTCTTGATATTCAGAGAGATCTGAACAAGAAGGACTCTGAGTCACGAGCAACTTCAAAAGACTCTATCAACATTATAGATAGTGTCCGTTGGGTAACTAAAACCCGATGGAAGACTCGTTATCGTGATGATGCTCATATCACACATTGCGGTACAGGAAATGAAATGGCGGCTGTCACTCCAGACAGTTTGTCAGCAAAACCTGTGAATACTGATATGTTGGGTCGTGAGGAGAATCCCAAGGATAATGTTGAAACTTCTAAAGTTTCATCTATACAGCTTACTGTCGACGGTAAAGTTGTATATTCCAAAAACGACAATCACTCCGGGGTGGAGGGCCAGTGAGGAGTCACTGGCTTTCCAGCCAGTTTTGGCAACCCGTCAGCGCATGTAAACGGTCTCATTAGCCGGCGCAAAATAGTACTACTTGATCCGAGAATATGTTAGCCTGCTCAACAGGTGAGAAACCCAAAAGGTAGGATGAAATGCTATGATGTTGTACGTACTATACAACAGAAAAGTTCATAGTAAGTGGGGAGAGCGTATGTATCAGACCCCAACACATATATAAACCAGACAGGTTCTTTGTGCCTGATCCAGACTCATGAAGTGTGGGATATATGTAAGGAAGACGCACGGAGTAAACCGAAATGGGAGCAATCCTAAAGTAGCTCTAAACTGAACCGTATCGATAGATCTATTACAAGTGATACATAGTAGTAGAATCACGTTAC